TTCAAAACTTATGAAGAACTTCAGAAGCGTCTTGATTATGTTCTTGGTAAAAAAGGAACACCCAAGTATCAAGATCCTGATGAGTATGAAGAGGAGGATACCGCTCGTGGTTCCTTCAAACCAGACTTTGGTTCTCGTCAAACTCAAGAGAGTCAACTCTCAGAAGATTTGAGTGCTCAACTTGAATCTCTGAGTTCTTCAAAATCTTCTGATGATGAAGATGATGATGCTCTTAGTTACTTCCAGCGTCTTGCTGAAAGTTAATTAATTATATAAACGAGGATTATCTCCTCTCTTAAGGGTTCTGGACACATACTGTTCAGAACCTTCTTTGTATTCCATGATACCCTCAATATCATCTAAAACGAGGCTCAAGTAATCTGCTTTTAGTATGTAAATATTTCTTTTTTCATTTTCAACACGTTCTTCATATTGAAAGTTTGTTACTGGAACACAAGATTCTCTACCATTAATCTCTAAAATTTCTGCTGCTCTAGTATCAAAATAAACTGTACCATAACTAATTCTTTTTCTCCAATTAAATCCATCATACTTCCATTCTTGCCCACTTCTTTCAAAAACTTCATTAACTTGAGGTTCATATAAATTACCAGGTTTACTAAAAATAAGATCTGGAGGACTGTTATACCCTCTACCAGGATTTCTGAGAGTTAACTCAATTACTTCACCATTTTCTGTTTTTACGTCTCCAGTTGCTGTAATTGGTGGAAGTGGATTTTCAATTACAGCAGTTGGAGGAGTTCTGTAATTATAACCACGGTCTACCATGACAACCTCAGAAACTCCACCATTGTTGATTAATACGTATCCAGTTGCCGTTCTATGTGGGATTGGCGGTTGAATATAAATGTTTGGTGGATTGGTTGTAGTATAACCCGCACCTGCCTTTGTGATTGTTATACTAACAATCTTTTCTGATGTTGTAGTTCCTACTCCAACAGTTGCTGTTGCAGTAGCAGTAATGTCTGTACTGTAGCGATATAATTTTCTATTGCTAGATCCACCAACGATAAAGAAGGTTTCAGATGGATTTGCATAAGCATCCATTGGAATAGTGTCTCCACTATCTGTTTGAATATTACGAGAACCTAGCAAAGTAAAACTATCTAAGTCCCAATTTGCACCTAATTCTAATACGTGCATTTGTCTGGTATCTGTTCCAGAGACATAGAGTTTTGTTCCATCATCTTTAAAGGCAAAACCACGGACTGAAGTTTCTCCAGTTAATGATTGTATATTAGCTTGTTGGGATGGAAGAGGTCTTAAAGTTGTTATATTCCATTCAGTCAGTAATTCGTATTTTTTAATTGTATCTGGATCTTGAATATCAACAATGTAAAGATAAAATCCATCATCTTGCATTCTGATTCCAGAAGAGGTTGGCATACTGATAGCACCCGTCACTGTTGCAGTGCTAATATCCCACTCTGTTGATAAATCATATTGTGCAATCTTAAATCCAGATCCTGTTAAACCACAAACATACATTCTTGTTCCATCTGGTTTAAATTCAATACCAGTTAAGTATATGAAAGATGCACCGCCAAAGTTTAATGTGCGTGTTGCGACTTGAGTTCCACTTGTTATATTGTAAGGTGATGATAACTCATAATGTTCAATCACACCACTAGTATAAGTGCTTGCTCCATGGCATGTATAGACTCTTATACCTAGTGCATCCATAAAGAATCCTTCAAATCCAGATTCTACGGTAAAATTAGAATCTGTAATGAATAATGCACTACTAATAACATCAGGTGGTGGATCTATTGTGATTATTGGAGTAAATGTGTATCCATCTCCCTGATTTGTGATTGTCATGGAAGTTATCGATCCACCAACACTAATAACTGGTGTTAGTTGTGCAGTGATTGTTGGTGGAGGATCACTAAATGTGATTGTTGGTTGGAATGTATATCCAGTTCCAGCATCTATGATTGTGATTGCTCCAACTTCTCTTTCATCTGGTGGAACGTTGAGTGCTACATCTACTATTCCTTTTCTTGGATTTGGTGGTGGTGTGATTGTCACAGACCCAATGCCAGTATATCCTGCTCCAGGACCTGTTAATACTAATTGAGTAACGGTTCCAGATACAGGATCAACAGATGCTGTTCCTGCTGCAAAAATACCAGGAATAATTTTTGGTAATTCAACATTTGGGTCTAATTCTATTTCATATTCTGGAGCCTTAAAAAATCCTTCATTGACTTCTTTACCACCTTCTACAATAATGTATCCTGCTCTTGTTACAACTTCTGTGGTTTCGTAATGATGTATTCCTGAATATAAATTTTCATAACTTCCATATTTTTGTAGAAGATGTTCGTTGAATGCATATTGAGTTTTTGGCCATTCATCATAAACATTATTGATATTATTTGAGGTTAATATCAACCAATCTAGTGTTGGATCTTTATAAAAATAATCTGCTACTTGATCTGGTCTTTCATCACCCCGAATTGTATATTTTTGAAAATAAGAAATATTTTGAAAAATATCTTCTCTTATCTTAGCTCTCTTGAAAAGATTTTTTACGGTAGTATAATCTGAAATAGAATTTCTTTCTAAATCAAACGCGGCATATTCAAAATTGGGAACCTGTTTAAAATATTCTCTTGACATTTCTTTAATATCCTATTAGGTGTTTCGCAGCTTTTTCATCATCATAATCTGTTGCATATATGGGCTCTAATTCCATGAATTGTAGTGACAAATTATAAGAGACCATTGTACCATCTTCAAATGACATATAACTCCCATCAGGAGTGTAATCAACATTACATGCTTGAAGAGCGCAATCTTTAATCAAACCTATACCAGGATGACCTTTTTTTCCGTTGAAGTAATAATTAATTTCAAAAATTTTAGGTGCTTTTAAATACAGTCCACTTTTTACTGTTTGTGGGGCCATATTGCGTTTAAAAAATCCAATAATTTGCTTAACAATTTCAGACTCACTATCTGATCTAGGAGTTAGTTTAAAAGTAAAACTAAAGGATCTAAGTTGAGGACCCTGAAACAATAACTCAGTATTTGGATTAAATACTGCTCCTGATACTTTTGATAAAACTTGTGTTCCTATTGCTTGTTCAGTAAAGTATGCAATGATTGCTTTTTGTACATCATTTTTATTTGCGGTGGCATTAGTCATTTTTTCCAAAGCTTCTTGAAGACTACCAACAAATCCTGAGACACCTTGACTAACTCCAGCTATTGCTAAGTTTGCTCCAATTACTTGAGCTGGATTAAAAGTCTCTTCATTCCATCCAACTGTATTTGCATCACTTATAGACGATTGAATTGGTAAAATTACGGATTCTTCTGTTCGACCGTTAGTCCTGGCATCAGGTTTGAGAGTGGTCGCGCTGTTAAGATTTTTGGTGCCGTATGTTTTAGATGAGAATTGAACATAATCCATACCTTCTGGTAATGATTCTGGGTATTTCAACCCAGCAACAGCACCATCCCTTGCCTTAGCAGTTTCGCCTGTTATAGATAAAGCAAGAGTGGAAAGAGAAGTTAATGACTGTTTTACTTGATTAGTAGTTCCAGTTACATCTGAGTCTCCTCCAACTGCGCCTTGGAGGGGATTTGCTCCTGGTGGACGAACCGCTGGTGCATCCCATTGCCCTCCACCAGTTTGATTATTGCCCGATAAAAAATTACTTACCGCTCTTTGGTTTGATGGTAGTCCTGCTGCTCTTAATGCAGCACTTACTGTGGTGTTTGCTGCATTATTAAAACCCACTGGAACATTCTGGTTATTTGCTATACTATTTGCAAATGATGTTCCGATTGTACTAGCGTAAGGTGTGGGTTCCCAAGTACCATTTGATTGTCTTACTGCCACAACATTATTATAATCCAAATTACCTTGTGCATTTAATGCAAAGGCGTATGTTAATCCAGTTTGTTTTACTGAAGCAGTTCTAATTGTTGTATTACCACCTCCAGGATTTGGAATTCTTATAGGTGAACTGACCCATAAAGTTGAGTCACGAAGATTTGCGGGCAGATTTGGTATTTGACCACCAGTTAATGTTTGCACTGACATTGGTTAAGTTCCCTTAAAATCTTGGTCTTTTTGACCGTATCCTTTGTATATTCTAGATCCTCTCAACATTTGTCTAAACGATTTGTTTGTTTGCTTCCAAATGTCTTCTAACATTAAATCTTTTTGTTCACCATTTACAATAGAAACAAATCCTTCAATAGGCAGGTTGGCGGCAACAGACCACTCACTAAATGCAATATCTAAAAGAAGTCCATCAATTTGACTTATTATATATTTAGATATCGAACTATATGGCAATGTTAATTTACCCTCTTTTAAATTCTCAAGGACTATCTTTCTTTTGATTGGATGAATGTAATGTAAGTTGCAACCAGTAAAAGATCTACCATCAAAAGAAATGACATAGACCAATGGAAATGGGTCAAATGTTTTTACATCCTTTTTAAATGGTGGAGTATATTCAAACATGTAAATATGTCCCTGTCTAGGAACTCTTCTTAATAAATTCTCATCTTGATCATCAGGATCTTCTTGTGCCGAATCTCTTTTTTCATCCAATATGAATTTTTTAGGGTTGTTTAAATATTGTCGTGTCAATCTACGATATGCTCTCCTATAAAAAAATGGAGATCTACCTTCTTCTGCGTCTACCTCTTCTTTTAATTCCTCAAAGAGAGTTTTTTTCGCCATTACTTGATTCCTAGTTCGTCTTCTGTGATGATTTTAAATTCTAATCTTCTATCCTTACACCATTCTTCAGCAGCTCTCCATTTTGCTTTATTGACTTCATATGTTTTTGCCTCGTAAATAAAAGATTTTGTGACTCTCGATTTTCTTGTTGGTGGTAAAGTTTGTCTTTTTGGTTTTACTTCAACAACATAAGTTTTAAGTTGACCAGTAGATTCTTTTACTTTTATAATAAAATCTGGAAAATACCTATGAATTTTTTTGTCTAATGGAGATATGTATGGGATATAAAATTCTTCACTTGCCCACTCAATTATGTTTTCATTTAAATCACACCAAGCACAAAATCTTCTTTCCCAACTACTTCTACAAATAATATTATTGGGGTTCCCTTTATATTTTTGTGGGTAAGAAGGTTTATACTTACTTTTTATACTTTCGTTCATTAAGTATACTACATATAATATAAGTTAACTTTATTTAGATGCCAACTCCTCCAATATTTTCTGGAGTTACGATGAATACATTGAAGAGTAGGATTCTCAATCCTGCTCAAACTTCAATTTACTCTGTTATTATAGAGTCTCCTCCACAACCACAACGACAGGGCAAATCTTCTGGTGTTCCTTTAGCAACATATTTTAAAAATGAGTTTGGATTAAACTATGATAAACAATTAATGGAATTGACTTGTCTTGAAGCTTCTCTTCCTGGATCTAGTCTTGCCACTATAGAGACTATGGATTATACTGGAGTTACCGAGAAACATGCATATCGTAGATTATATGATGATACTATAGACTTTACTTTTTTAGTAACACAGACTGATAATTATCAACAAATTAGATTTTTTGATGCTTGGTTGAGATTTATTAATAATGAGCAAGAAGGAAGAAAAATTGGCCAACCAAATTTTTATTCTAGAGTAAAATATCCAAAAGATTATCAAACAGGGGTAACTGTCACAAAGTTTGAAAAAAATCTTGGATCTGGAATTAATGGAGCAGTGCCACTTTTAATTTACAATTTTATTGGTGCTTATCCAAAAGCAATTAATTCTGTGCCAGTATCTTATGATCAATCTGATTTACTAAGAGTTACAGTTTCATTTACATATACTCGTTATTATATTGATAAAACTATTGAGACTGGCAAGTCAGGTCCGTCAAATGCAAACTCTCCTGGAAATCCAGAGTTAAACAGAACTTTGGGAACATTAAATCTACAAAATAATGTAACCTCAACATTCAGAACAGAGGCAATACAAAAAGCCTTTGGAGAGAGTTCCCAAGGTACTGCATTTTTTAATTCATTTAATGGAATTGGAGGAACACGTAGAACAACTGGAGCAGGAACTAACTCTGAATTGGGTTAATAAATAATCACACTGAAACCTATATCAGAATATCATGCCTTTACCTAAGATATCTACGCCAACTTATGAACTTGAATTGCCATCAACTGGAAAACCAATTCAATACAGACCATTTTTAGTAAGAGAAGAAAAACTTCTTGTTCTTGCCTTAGAGAGTGAAGACACAAAACAAATTACTACTGCAATCAAAACAGTAATTAAAAATTGTGTCTTGACAAAAAGCGTTAAAGTAGAAGAACTTCCTACATTTGATATTGAATATCTATTCCTTAACATTAGAGGAAAGTCTGTAGGAGAAGATCTGGAGGTTAATGTTATTTGTCCAGATGATGAAGAAACTTTAGTGCCAGTTAAAATTAACATCGATGACATCGGTGTTAAGAAAAATGATGATCACAATAAGCAGATCAAAGTTGATGATAGTATCATGATGGAAATGAAATATCCATCTCTTGATCAGTTTATTAAAAACAATTTTGACTTTGCTTCTGGTGGAACAGTCGAACAATCTTTTGATCTTATTGCTACATGTATCGATCAAATTTATACTGAAGAAGAATCTTGGGCAACTTCAGATATAACTAAAAAAGAAGTTGTTGAATTTCTGGATCAAATGAATTCATCTCAATTCAAACAAATTGAGAAATTTTTTGAGACTATGCCAAAATTGTCTCACGAAATTAAAGTTAAGAATCCTAAGACTGGGGTTGAAAGCACTGTTGTTCTGGAGGGACTCTCAAGTTTTTTCGCATAGCCCTCTCTCACATGGACTTAGAGAATTATTATAAATTGAATTTTGCTTTGATACAGTATCATAAATATTCATTAACTGAAATTGAAAATCTAATACCATGGGAGCGAGATGTATATGTTGCTCTGTTGAAGGCTCATTTAGAAGAAGAGAAATTAAAGCAACAACAAAATGGCGGATAAACCCAAGTATGTAGAAAAGTTTATATCTTACTCTTCTGTTCAAGCAAAGCGTGGACTCTGGAGATCCATTCTTGCTGAAAGAATGGAGTTTGCTAAATTCTTGATTGCAAATACTTATAATGTAAATGCTGATAGAGTTAAAGATATCTTTTTAAGTGCTTGGGATAATTCAACAAAAGATTATCCATCACCAACTCACGCTAGACCCCAAAACCCAAAAGAATGGGAGTCTTTTAACAACTATATTGTATATTTGTGGGAATATTATGTAGAAAATTCAGGAACTAAAAAAGACCTCCCAAAGGAAAAAGATAAAGGAGCATTGGTTCCTACTGATGATAGTTCACAACAAGAACCACCAGGTAAAGAGAAATTATATGAGGGTGTTAGTGAAGAAGATCTTGTTGATGAAGATGTTGATGAACGTATCCTAAAACTTTTAGGACTTGATAATGTTTTTGATATAGATTATGCAACATACATGTCTCTTTTAAGGGAGAGAATGGCTGCTGCTAGAATGTCTGGCAATAGTATTCCTACTGAAGAAGCAGAATTGCTAACAAATGAATGGAAGAGAGTAAAGGGTAAGGTTGGTAGATTTAGAATTAAAAGAAAGAGTGTAAATACCGAAGGATTTGGTGGTGGACCTTTAGCAATTAGAACAGGATCATTTTTTGTTGCACAAAAAGTAGCGTTCCCAGAAAAAGAAGAGGGTGATAAAAAGTTAGTTGGTCTTGCAGCAATTGCGGATGATATTGCTGCAATTAGAAAAACTGTTGAGTCAATTGCTGATTTAATGACTCAACAAATCTCCATGATTAAAAAGGAGTTGGAGAAAGATAGGAGATTAAAAGAAGGTAAAAAGAGACAAGATAAAGAGAATCTTTTAGAAAAAGGTGGGAAGGCAGTTCTGGCACTTGCCAAAAAGATGTTATCTCCAGTCCAAAGTCTTTTAGATAGAATCATTAAATTCTTAACAACTGTTCTTGTAGGGCATTTAGTACTAAAGTTATTTCAGTGGTTTGCAGATCCAGCAAATAAAAAGAAAGTAGATACAATTTTTAGGTTTATAAAAGATTGGTGGCCTGCGTTACTTGCTGCGTTTTTACTATTTGGAACTTCTGCTGGTGCATTAATTAGAACAGTTCTAGGTACTTTAACTAAATTAACAATTACAATGGCAAGGAAGGGAATTCCTATGCTGTTGAATTTTATAAGGAAAAATCCCTATGTTGCTGGTGCTTTAGCAATAGGTGGAACTGCACTTCTTGCAAATGAGGTTACAGGACAGCGTAAAGCAGCAGGTATTCAAGCAGATCAACAGTCAAAAGTAGATAGAGGAAAAGCACTATCGGTTCAAGGAACGGATACTATGGCAGATCAAATGCCAAGTACGGGTAACCTTAGACCTGCATCTCCAACTGGATCTCTTCAGGGAGCAAGTGGTGGTGGATTAATAAAAGGATTTGCTGGTGGTGGAGAACAAACGGTTGCACCATATAATGGTGATGGTGAAATAACCAAAGAAACTGGTGTTTCTGTTGCTGGTGCAGGGAGAGATACTCAACTTACTGCATTAAGACCAAAAGAATTTGTTCTTGTTCCTGGTGCAGCACAAGAACTTGGAATAGACCGATTGAAAAAATTAAATAAAAAACATGGGGGAACTAACGCCCCTAAATTTATGAATACAAATAATATTCAACTTGCTTATGGTGGTGGACTTATTGGTAGGGGATTGAATGCTTTAGGTAATCTTGGACTACCAGGAACTGGTAGTGTCATGGCACCAAGGTATACTGATATGGGATATCAGAATAAATTCCTTGGAATGAATCTTAATAGAATTAGATTACCGCAAATTACTGGACAACAGTTCTCTCAACCTGAGGTTCAACGATATAATCAAAAATCTAAGTCAAGTTTTATCCGAGATTGGAGTGCTTATGATCCTGTTCAAGTAAGCGTCCCAAAACCAAGACCAGTTCAAAGTGGATCCTTTACGGGTTCAAATGTCAGACAGAATGGTGGAATTATACAAAAAAGGATACAAGCACAAATTCGTGCTATGGAACAGTATGGGCATAAACCAGCTGGTTATGATACAATGTTTAATAGGCATCCTGCTGTTATGCAACCACAATCAAATGTCCTTCCCAAGAAGAATATGACAGTGGCATCAAACATCTCTGCTCCAGTAAGAAAGGTTGAGATAACTGCTACAACGATTGAGAAAAAGACAAATGTTAAAGGTCAACAGAGTGTGGGTCAAAGAGATATTGATACTAGTTTTGATGTTGCTTATAGTAGCAGATCTCGTAGTAAAAATTTAGCAATTTATGGGATAAAGGGTGTAGCATAAAATGGCATTGATTGATCCCAAAAAACTATTAAATTCTTCAAGTAATAGTGGCGGTGGTGCTCTTGTTGCACAACCAAAAATGTTTTTGGTTCCTGTTAAAAATACAGAATATAAACAAACTGTAGATCTATCTGAGCAAATTCAAGAGGATGATTTAAGTGATCCTGAGCAGCAAGTAATCGAAGATATTAAAGTTATTCGTGAGAAGGTTGTTAAGATTGAGGATATTCTCAAAAAAACTATTAAAATTAATGTTAAAAAAATTCAACTTAGTAGAAAGGAGGATGAGAATAAAAAAAGAAAGGCACAAGAAGACAAGTTAGAAAAGAAGGATAAAAAAAGAATAGGAATGCCAAAGATTCCTATTCCTGGAATGAGTTTTATTGATCGAATAAAACAATTTTTAGGAGCGGTTTTTGCTGGTTTTTTGGTCATGCAGATATTCAAACTGTTGCCAAAATTGATAGAATTTTTGGATTATGTCAAACCAGTTACGGCGTTTATTGAAGATTTTGTCAAAGGAATGTTTGATAAATTTGTCTTTGCCATAGATCTTGGATATAAAATTGTAGATGGTGCTCAGTCTAAAGTTAAAGAATTGTTTGGTGATGATGGTGAAAAGAAGTTTAGTGAATTTACAAGCACCTTTACTAAATTTATGAATCTCGCAATTATTGCGGGAATGGCAACAATGGGTGGACAAGATCCACTTAGAGATAGAAGATTCCAAGGACCACAAAGAAGAGGGTTTGATCGATCTGGTAGAAGAGTTAGTGATACCGCACAACGAAGATACCAAAGAAGATTTGGTGATCGCCAATATTCTGATAGATTTGGTAATAAAAATTTAAAACGACTTAAGGGGCAAACATCTAGACCTGCTCGTGGATTAGATCAGAGACTAGTTCAACGGGGAGTAACCAAAGTTGCTGGTAAAAATGTTGGTAGAATTGCGGGTAGAATCCCAATTGTAGGACCTATAATTGATTTTAGTATTCGTCGTTTTGTTTTTGAAGAACCTTTAGGTAAAGCAGCAGCAGGAGCAGTTGGTGCTGGAGTTGGACAGGCTCTTGGTGCATGGGTAGGAGGTACTATTGGTGGTATTGCTGGATCTGTAGTTCCAGTTATTGGCAACCTTCTTGCGGGTGCTGCAGGAGCTACGATTGGTGGATTAATAGGAGGATTAATTGGAGATCAAATTGGAGTAAGTCTTTATAATGTTTTGGCAAACTCAAAACAAGGAAAGATTGAAGGAAGATCTTCAGGTGGAAAAATTACACAAAGAACTGGTAGAGACCCAGGTAAAAATGTAAAAAGAAAAAAACCAAAACCAGTTCGGATTCAAAAATTAAAGATTAGTAAAGTTAGTGTTGGTCAATCATCTGGTGGTAGATCCATTCAAGATTTGTATGGAACAAAAGATGTAAGACAAAAACCCCTTTCAACTTTAGTTGCCACTTCAGAACGTCTAAAGAGATCTGGAAGTTCTATTATGGGTAAAATTATGTCATTGGGTGTTGATTACGTGTTGGGGCAAAAACCATCTAAGTCAACTAAAAAGGACATTGCTAAAAGTTTTGCTTCTTTAATGTCAATGATATCTGAATATCCAGACGCTGCTGGTGCTGATATTACAAAATCATTCCAAGCACTTGCTGGTGGTGGAGAAGTTTTGCGTAGAGATGTAAAGATAAGAAGAAAAAATGAACAGATGGCGGGATTTATGCGAGGCATAGAAAAAGCCTTGGATAAAGATATTGGAAGTTTAGGATCTTTAGCATCTATTATTAGAATCGGTGATAGACCATTTAATGATCCTTATGGTGGTGGTGGGACACCTTTGGATGCAAATCAACAAGCAGCGTTTGAAAAAATTAAAAAAATAGCTGAAAAGGTAGGATCGCCCAATCCATCAGTAACTGCTGCAATTGCTATGCTTGAAAGTGGGTGGTTGGCAAATCCTGATAGTGTTTATTTTGCAAGTGGAAAGACAAATCCATTTGGGCAACAAGGTAGAGGTCCAAAAGGATTTGTAATTGGTAAGGACGGAAAAGAACATGCAGTCTATAATGACCTTGAAGAAGGCGTTAAAGCACACGTTGATCGTTGGAAACAATCTTATAAGGGAAAAGATGATAGAGAAGTTATTGAAAGTATACGACAAGGATTACATGGTGGACCTGGATATTACAATACAAATCCCAACTGGACCAATCAGGTCATGTCTGTATTGCAAAGTTCTAAAGCACCAAAACCAAGTAAATTAACTAGTGCTCAATTCAAAGCTGTATTACCAGAAGGAAATCCCCAATTAACTAGTGGATATGATCCAAGAACTATAGACTGGGGTTCTCCTGATCATAAAGGAATTGATATTGGTGTTGATGCTGGTTCTAGAGTTTTATCCTTGAGTGATGGTGTTGCCAGAATTATTAGTAATGCTACTTGGGGATCTCATGGACAAGCTGTTGTTATTGATCATGGAGATGGAAATTCAACATTATATGGTCACGTTAATCCAACAGTAAAAGATGGTCAAAGAGTTAAAAAAGGAGATAAAATTGCTACAGTTAAAGCTTGGAAAAAAGGAGAATATCGTGCTCCCCCTGGAGACAATACTCACCTCCATTTAGAATATAGAATGGGTGGAGTTGGATTTGCTGGAACAGCGGTAGATCCAACTGGTTATTTACAATCAGTAGCACCAAAACCAGCAGCAAAACCTGCAAATACTCAAAACAAAGGTGTAGTGTACAGAGATGGTAAATTTATTCAATTGGGTGGTGGTGTCTTAGGAACTAATCAAGCAGTTGCTGTAACAAATACCCAAAATACAAATCTTAGAGCAACAGTTAAGGGATTTGGACTGGGAACTGGTAAAACGGAAGGAGAAACCAAGCAAGCAGCAGATGGTTCTTATTATAAGTGGGTTGGAGGTAAGTGGATATTTTTAAATGATGGAACGAGTAGTTCATTAGCACCATCAACAGGTGGATCAAGATCTCAAGATATTGGATTATTAAGAAGACGAACATCATATGATGATGGTGTTGACCATGTGTTTATATTAAAGATATTAGAAAAAGATCCCACAAGTTTAGTTGGTTAAATAGTAAATATAAGTTCTAAAAATGGCAGCAACTGCAAATACAAAAGGATTATCTGGCAATATAACAAAGTGTGTTGTTACCTCTAATAGGGGTGGCGGTTCTCAAGACATATCGGCATTAATTCAAGATCTCTCTTATTTTGAAAGTGTTTTGGATACATCTGTGCGGTTTAGGTTGATAATTTTAGAGACAGGTCATAGTTCTGCGGGAAATGATATTGCAATTTTATATAAATTGAAATTATCTGGATTTGAAAAAGTTGAATTAAGTTTTGAAGATAATAATAATAATAAATTAAAATTTGCTGGTAGTAATGCACTTTATATTAGTAAAATTGAGAATGTTATCTCATCATCAGAGACTGTTCTTTATACGATAGACCTTGCCTCAATAGAGGATTTAGCAAGTGATTTTTTAAAGTGTGAAGTTTATCAAAAATTTGATGGTGAATTATCTCAGTCTGTTAGTATTATTTTAAAAGAAGTTTTAAAAACTAAAAAGAAGATTATTAGCGATCAAACATCAAATCAGATCGGTCTCTATGGTTCTGGTAAACCAGCATTTGAGTTTTGTGCAGAAATAGCAACACTAGCAATTCCAGTTGGATCGAAGTCTTCTGCTGGATATTTTATTTTTGAAACTTATGATGGATTTAATTTTAAATCAATTGATAAATTATTTGAAGGATCTCCCAAAAAATCATTTATTTACAATAGTAGTACTTTACTACCACCTGGATATGATTCAAAAATTATTGCTTATAAGTCTATAAAAACAATAGATGTTAAAAAAAATCTAAATGCTGGAGCATATGGTGGAAGACTAACAGCATATGATCCATATAATCAAGTTTATACTCCCAAAGCAAAAGAAGTAAAGAGTGAAGAACAAAAACCAAGAGGTGGGCAAGAATTACCTAAAATACCCTCAGAGTTCAGTATTTACGGTGATTTAACTAAGAGATTTACTTATAGGAAAGATACTGGACAAGTTGCCCCAGGAAATAGGGGTCGGCAATTGGAGAAAAAGACTGAAGAGAATTTAAAGTCCGCAGATATTTTAGTTCAATCTGCAATGACATATAATAAAATATTTAATTTATCTGTTGAAATTGCAGTTGTTGGAGATTTGTCTTTAAGAGCAGGACAACTGGTTCATTGTGATTTTCCAGAGCAATCTTCCAAAAAGGAAACAATTGCAAATAAGGAATTAAGTGGCATATATATCATACAGGATATTTGCCATCACTTGACACCTAAACAATGTATGACTAAAATGATTTTGATTAGGGATTCTTACGGCAGAAAACCAAAGTAGGTTAATTCTATGGATAACATTCAACAACACATTGATACCGACAAAAAAATTCTTGATGATCCAACGATCTCTCCACAGATGCGTCGTCATACTGAAGAAGAATTGAGGGATTTGGAATCTTATCAGATACGTCATCCTGAAGATAATCATGATCCAACATCTTTAGAGTTGTTTTGCGATTTTCATCCAAGTGCATCAGAATGTAAAGTTTACGATGATTGAATAGATGTCAGATATAAAATTAACTGCAAGCGATTTTAATAACGTACCATATAATATTATTGATGATCCTTCTTTAGATCGAATTAGGTGGAAGGGAACAGTTGCGCCCAGAGAAACGTGGTCTACAAATGAACAGGAGGAGGGTACTAAAAATCCAAATGTTTGTAAAGTTGGTAATTGGGGTACTCATGTAAAAGTTAGAATAGATGATATTCATCCAGATAAAAAATTACTTCCAGATGAAAAACTTCCAGATGTAGAAGTGTGTTTAAGTCCTATGTCTGGTCAAGGTGGAGCCGTTTTAATTGGAGGACCAACACAGGGGTCTAGAGTTTATGGATTTTGGTCCGATCCTGTGCGTAAGACTGGTCCAATACTTACAGGAGTATATCCTACTAATGAACATGTTGCTTTACCACGAACCCCAAAAACTGGGTTTGAGGCATACAGTGGATATAAGAATACAGATTTGATTGCTGGATTCAATGTTCCTGCCTTGAACCTTGGTGTGGGTTTTAATGCTTTAGAGGGTGCAAATTTACCTAATCTTTGGGGAATATCTGATGTTAATTTGATGAAGGAATTTACTTACGGTCTTTCTTCTCCAACTGAATGTGAAAAGGTTCCATTGAATGGAATTATGAAGTCAATGCAGGAGTTAATTCAGCAAATTGAAAAAGCACAAAAGCAATTAGGTGAATGGGAAACTGCTGCTCAAGGTTGGATTGGTGAAAAGCAAGCATGGATTCAAGAAAAAACTCAAAAAGCACAAGACTTTATTACTCAAGGAATTAAATGGGTATTTAAAGAAATTCGTAAAAATATTGAAGAAGAAATAAACAAACAGACAAAAAAATTATATGAGAATATAAATCCCCCAGACAGAGATAAAGCTAAAGTTGGTCATGATGCTTTAATGGAGTTGATTACTTGTTTGTTTAACAAGTTGATCCAAAATCTTTTCAAAATGGTTGGTAATTTTCTTAATCAAATTTTTGATCGTTACATCAATGTTCCAGCTTGTGCAGTCGCAAATTTTATTGCAGACCTTTTGGGCAATACCATAGGAAGAATTGCTGGAGCAATTGATGCAATCATTAGTTCAGTATCTGGATTGATTGGTGGTGTATTCAGCCTTGCTAATTCTATTTTAAACATTTTAAAAGCACTTGCTGGATTTTTTGCTTGTGAGGAAGATCAAGAATGTCCAGAAACAAAAGAATGGAATATTTTTGAAGGCGGAAAACCATCAGCAATTTTTGATATTGATTCGATTATAAATTCCGCTAAAGGAGTTGCGGATCAAGCGTTGGGTCTTGTTGGAAGTGCTTCTGGATTAATTGATACAGTTGCCGCTGCAGTAGACTTTAGTGATTTAATTAATAGTGCTATTAGTGCAACTGATGGTTGTAATATTGGTCCTGTTTTTTGTGGTCCTCCACAAGTTACTTTTTGGGGTGGCGGTGGTGGAGGTGGAGCGACAGGTAATGTAATTGTAAGTGCTGCTGGAGATATTTTAGGTGTAGATATTATTGCTAGGGGTGCTGGATATACAAAAGCTCCTTTTGTTGATATTTCTGATAATTGTGGTAAGGGGTCGGGAGTTAATGCAATTGCAATTACAGAACCAGATGGAGGAACAGATCCAGATACTGGACTGCCAACTCAACAAGTTGTGCAGGTTGTAATAGAAACTCCTGGTGGAGATTATCCAACAAGACCAGATGGTGATTTGGGTGGAGATGGAAGAATTTGGTCTCCTGCACAAAATACAGTTGTTAGGACTCCTGATGGTCGCTGGGAACAATATCCCCCAGGAGCTGAAATTCCTGAACGCCCAGGAGATACTATAATTAGACCAGAAGATCGCCAAGTTTTAGAGGGTGGATTACCTGTAATTGGTCCTGGTGGACTTGTTACCCCAGGATTTGGAAGTGATAATAATGCTGGGCAACCAATTGGAGATCAAATTGCAGATGCAAGGGGTATAACTAGAATACCTGGAACTGGACCAAATGGTACAACTCAATTTGATGCATTCCCAGTAATTAATATTGGTAGTTATCCTGCTTTACTATATTTGTGTGATTTGTATGTTGATAATTATGGGTTAAATTATTCTGAAGGGGATCAAGTTGTTATTGAACCTAATCTTGGTGGTGCTGAGATTGAAGTAAAATTTGGACCTTTTGGTACAGTGTCTTCTCTTAGAATTATAAATTCTGGTAATGGGTTTACAGAAAGACCAGAAATTTACATTAAATCTGAAACAGGTTATAATGCAAATATTGTTCCAGTTTTTTGTGTAAGAAGAATTGGTGACGATGAAGTTGGAGAAATACCAGATAAAGACAAGTTTAAAGTTATTAGAATCGTCGATTGCGTAGGAAGAGTTGACTAATGGGAAAACCAAAACTTCATAACCCAGTAGAACTGGGTAGCAATTATGGGCACTTGAAATTGGGTCATATTAATCTTAATAATACTCATGCAGGTGTTTTATTGAGAAATGGACCACATGGAATGCCATGTGAACAATATTTGATGTTTGGATCTTCTGGAAAGATGAAGGGTAGTACAATTAATCGCTGTCCTGGGGTTTATCAAATTCATTGTGGAATGAAACCTGTAGATAATATGGGATTTATGTTGAGATCTTCCGATGGTGATATTTCAATATCTGCCCCCTTGGGTAGAATTAGATTAGAGGCAAAAATGATTGACATTATTGCCAATGGAAGTGGCAATAAAACAGGATATGTTAACATTGAGGGTAATGAAAAAATTAAGTTGACATCAAAGAATTTTGAAGCAAATATTGATTCTGTTGCCAAAATTTTATGTTCTGGGATACTTGAATTAGTAGGAAACGGATGTCTTAATTTTTATGGTGGACTAATTGATTGTGCTGATTCTTGTACAACCTTGAAGCCATCTAAAGGGATTTCAAAATTTGAAGGTCAACAAAAAACTGGAGGAATTTTATAGCATGAAGGTTCCTGATTTAGAGGTAAAAAAGACTTTTTATTGTGGTATTGGTGATCCTAGTTTAGTTTTGGGTAAAGGTCCCTTGCAAACTAGAGGTGGATTTTATTGTGAAGGACCAGGAATTTTTGGTTCAATTCCACCATTTCTTACTGCTACCTTAATGGTAGGTCCAGTTGAAAACTCAGATATACTAATTCCTCCTTTAATTCCTGGAGCATTATGTACTGGAATCAATAATCCCTATTCATTAGCTGTTGATGGACCAGCAGCATTTTTGGGAGTTATTGATACAAATGATAATGTAAATGTTGGTGGTAATCTAATTACTCAAGGTGAAGTCATGTCCCGTTGTGGTGGACATATCCTTTCCGCTAAAAAGAATTTTGATATTCCTCACCCAACAAAAGATGGTTGGAGATTACGTCATACTTGCCCAGAAGGGCCATCTAATGATGTATACATAAGGGGTAAATTACAAAATAAAAGCATAATTGAACTTCCAGAATACTGGAGAGAGTTGGTAGATTCTAATAGTATTACAGTCTCAATTACTCCAGTAGGAACGCATCAAAATATTATTGTTAGAGAAATCTCAGATAATAAAGTATACCTTCATGCATCTACACCGATAAATTGTCATTATCATGTTTTTGGTGAGCGTAAAGACGGAGAAAAGTTGATTCCAGAATATGAAGGGTCAACACCAGCAGATTATCCTGGCAATAATGATGAATATTCTGTATCTGGATTTCATTATGATACCAAGAGCATTTAATTATGGCAGAATTTATACCAGATTTTACTAATAAAAGTACCTGTCTTGATGAGGGTATTACTGGACCTTTTTCTAGTAAGTTTGATTATATTTTAAAATCAACTACAGGAGATCCTGATTATCCAGCAGAAGCATGTACTCCTTGGATTCACTATAATGTTAAGGTTGGTAATCTTAAGGCAGATGCACTTGTTCAAGCACAAGATGTTAAAACCGCTGCGGTTGGATCTTTGAATGCAAAGTCTGCCATTTGGGATGCCAAAAAGTCATTTGATATTCAGCATCCCACTAAAAAAGACCATCGTCTTAGATATATTTGTTTAGAAGGACCAACTGCAGATGTGTATCTAAAGGGTAAATTGGTAGAGCAGTCCTATATTCAACTTCCAGATTATTGGAAAGACTTTGTTGATATGGAGACTCTTGTTATCAATCTTACTCCAAATGGTCATTGGCAAGAATTATTTGTAGATTGTATTGAATGGGGTGATAAAATTTACGTTAAGAATAATGCGGGAACTGCTATTAACTGCGATTATGTGGTTTATGGTGAACGTATTGATACCTCAAAGAATATTTCTGAATATCAGGGCTTGACACCAGCAGACTATCCAGGAGATAATAGGGAATATAATATCAACGGTAAGTGATGCACCGAGTACATGAAGCGTTCCCTCTGATTGTTTACCAGGGGATGGTGGAGTGTCATGAACAAATCAAAAATCATCTTGATGAACTTCGTGACTATTGGTTTGATGGGTATCAGAACGAGAGTCCAGAATATTCTGGAAGAATTTTTGCACACCAAAAAGAGTCCTGCAAACCATTCTTTCAAGAACTTCGGACTCATGTTGATAATTACTTTGATTATTTGAGTGTTGATCACTCAAAGTTAGATTACCATATCATTAAATCCTGGGTTGGTTATCACAAAGACGATGAAACCCCATCAGTAAAACCGCACAATCATAACGCTTCAGATCTGAGTTTTGTTTATTATGTAAGCACAGGTGAGACTTCCGACAAGTTCTGCATTGCCCAAGAAAAGAATCCCAATGAATGTGTTGGTGATATGTTTACTGAAGCAATTCAAAAGAATTTAATTACTGGGTATAATCGATATAATTGTAATGTTTATAGTATTACTCCTATTGAGGGTAGTGTTTTAATCTTTCCTAGTAAAACGGGACATTTTACTCAAAAGTTTGCTGAAAGAAAAGAAGAAAGACTAGTTATTCCTGGAGATATTAGAGTTACTTTAAATCCATTTAATCCAGATTACCATCAAGGATCTACTCACCCTTCTCAGTGGTTACAACTTTAGTAGGATCGTATTTTTTATAGATGCTTTGAACCTCAGACATCCAAGGTTCATCTCTCATTTTCCAATCCATATCATAATCTAATGTGATATGTTCGGAACCAATATACCTATCGATGTATGATTTGATTAGGGTCTCTCCTAGTGAGACATCACCCCAATCATTATCATGCATCTCTTTTGTTCGTTCATATAATTTGAGATACTTCTTCATCCAATATCCATTTCCATGTGCAAAGTAATCCACGTAAGAGTCTTCTGGATTACATGGACCTGGATGAACCTTCCATGTTGGTAAAACTAGATCTTTATCTGGTTGCAATTTAAAATTTTTAATTGAAAAGTCGGATCTACATTTAATGACGGTATTATAATCTCTAGGATCGAATAATCGTAATCCAAGATAATTTGTATACCATTGTCTTAATATTCTGTAAGACCATTCTCTACCGCTGATTTCCAATCCACCATCTTTAAAGTTAAATAGTGGCAATGTCTCCACATCTCTAAAAAGATATTCTTTTGGTTTGTATGCCTCTATAACTTTTTTAGTGTCAATTTGTACTATTCCAGAACCCATGTAAAGTTCTGAATAACTATATGAACTGATATAAACGTCGGCGTTATATTTTTTTATAATATTTTCCTGGATATTTGGGAAGTGGTCTTCCCAATTCCTCATGTATCCAGTTAGTAATAGAGCAATTTTCACAATAAATATAAAAAACACATATAATGATTTATGGGAATTGTAATAGATAGGTTGCAAGCAGATCGAGAGATGTATCTGCGTCAACAACAAAGATTACCATCAAGAATTGCTATAGCTAGTTCTTTGAGGGATTCATTTGCTGGTCCAGCTACACAAGCAACAAGTCAAACACTTACTACTATAAATTCCGTAAATAGTTTAAAGAGTCAGATTGTTGCTATTGGTGGAAATACTGGATTAACGACTACAAGATATGGTGCTAGCACTTCAAATATAACCTCTCAATATGGGAGTATAGTATCTGGAGTTGCAACTGCTACTGGAGCAAGTCTTGGAATTTCTGGTTTGGGAACTGCTATTATTGCATATGGAACCGTAACAGCAGATCAGGCAAGAGTGTATGATTATCCCAAAATATCTGGAGAAAATTATGGTTCAGATTTTCCATTTGTTGGAGAAGGATTTGTTGTCCTTACAAGCTCCAACCTTGGTGCTGGGGTTAGCACTAGATTGTTTCAATCTGGTGGATCTGAAATTGGTAAAGTATTTGATATTACTGGACCAGCAGTAAATGTAAGTTCTTTAATCAGTCAATATAATTCAACATGGTCTACTGCTGGTAGTCAAGCAACAGCGTCAACCGCAGCACAAGAAGTAAAGGGTGATTATGAATTGCAGGTGTGGGGACTTAATCGACAACTACAAGAGAATACTGAAAAACTTGTTGATATTGAAGAAGCAATTGGAATCTCATCAGACCCTGCTTATGGGGGACCTTGGTAGGGGGGGAGTTGACAACCCAGAAGCAACTTCGTATAATATATGGGTAATCAGTTGAGGTGGTCGCCCAAGTCTCAGTCTAGATCTTCTCTCTGATTACCCCACACGCGAATGTGGTGTAGCGGTAACATCCCATCCTTCCAAGTTGGTGTCACGGGTTCGATCCCCGTCATTCGCTTCCCCTTTATTGGGGATTTACAAATTAAATAACCATGATAAAAAAACCTTTTTATTCTGACCTGATTGAAATGCCTGTAAAGACAACTCCAGAGAATGTCAAGGAAGCAAACCAAGGTCTTTTTAATTGTATGATGACACTTCCTGCCGCAGCAAAACACTGTGGAATGACCCAAAAAGAAATGAAAATGACTTTTAGGGAATATTTGAAGTATCATCCACCTACTTACGAAGAGTAAGTTCTTATGGGGCGGTGGTGGAATCGGTAGACACACCAGACTTAAAATCTGTCGGGCATTGCCTGTGGGGGTTCAAGTCCCCCTCGCCCTACTGGAAGGAATAATAAAGGGATTGAGTATAACTCTCCGCCTTCCTTAAACTAAATATAAAAAAACGGTGTAGAGAATGAAGCTTAGACTCACCAAAGCTTATTGTTGGCATTCTCCAGAAAAGAGTATAAAAAAAGTTGTTATGATGTACTTCGTTAATTCTATACCGTTTACATGGGATGATTTAACCGAAGAAGAAGAAGTAGACCCATCTGTTGTTATTGAAGCTAACAATAACCGCATATATACCGCAGAAGACTTATTCAGGTCATCTGCATATTTAATAATGGAAGAAGCACATCCATGCTTCTTTGAGATGGAGTTAGAAAATCCAGAAGTTTTAGCAGAATTGGACGATTATTAGTGCCCTTGTAGCTCAGTGGTAGAGCAACGGTTTTGTAAACCGTTGGTCGCTGGTTCAAATCCAGTCGGGGGCTTAGAATAAAAATAGATATGAGTATATTTAATGCCACACATAACCAATATGATATGACCAAATATCCTTTTGGAGATATTTTATTGTCTTTGGTTCAAAAGTATTATCCAGAAGTAAAAGAACTTCAATATCTTCATGAACATGTTCCTTCACATTCTGTTGGTGAATTGGTAAAACATCTAACTAAAGATCTTGTTGATACTGATTTTTATGTGTTGTTTGATAAAATGGTAGAGGAATATGTCGTTACTCAATTAGATACAGATATTCTTATACAAAAGTTTGGTAACATCAGAGCAACAATTCCAGACCAAGATAAGAATGGAACAGTTCTCCCATTCCATCAAGGTAGATGGGTTGGTAATGGACTTGGATTGAGAACTGTTTGGTTGCCTTTTACAGAAACTTTTGATACTAATTCACTTCAGATTATTGGAATTGATAAGAGTAGGGAAATTACTCGTAGATCTGAGGAGGAAAAATGGTCTCATGAAAAATTAGAAGAAGTCTGTGCTCAAGAATGTTATCCAGTAAATATGTCTCCAGGGACATTCTTACTTTTTACTCAAGAGAATATTCATGGTGGAATTCCAAATAGAACTGGTAAAACCAGAATGAGTATTGATGTTAGGTTGTTACTGAGAGATGGTCAACCTCATAGAAAATGGCCAGGAGCATATTTTAGACGGTTACATGACACTGATATTCAATCCCGTAAAGTTGAGATTCTTCCGCATGAAAATGTTATAACTTATGCTGAGTATGAAGGATTCAAAACCAAACATATCGATTTATATTTTCAAACATTAACCGTTAGAGAATATTGCTCTAGAATGGGATATAAATTTCCACATCAAACTGGAGATAATGAAGGAAGAAATCACTC